CAAAACGTATCCACATTCGGCACAGGTTGTGTGGGATTAAAAGTGGATGGTGCACTGCACAACGGTGGAAATGATTCAGTGGTGGCCAATGACTTCACACAAATACTATCAGATGGTATCGGATTCTGGGTGACCAATATGGGCAGATCAGAATTAGTTTCTGTATTCAGTTACTACAATCACATAGGATACCTAGCTGAAAATGGCGGCAAGGTGCGTGCTACCAACGGCAACAACTCCTATGGAAAATTTGGATCAGTGTCTGAAGGTGGAGATGTCTCGGAAACTCCTATAACCTGCGTGGTGGACAATAAGAGCACAGATGCTACCATCGGATTCACTTTTACCAACGGCAGTAAAATATTAGCTTTCGAATACAACAATGCTGGCACCAATTACACCACCAATGCTCAAATCACAGTGTCGGGTGATGGCTTTGGCATCACAGGACTAACACCTGTCATACAAAATGGAGCTCTCTATCATGTAAGAATGCTGGAGACTGTGACTTCCCCCACCAGCAACTTTGGTGGTGAGGACTACAACAGCGGCAGCAACGTATCACAGAGTGGTACAGATCAGTTAATCACTATTTCCAACACTGACACATCATTGGCCAGTCAGATGACCGGTTTGAGTATCTATATCATAGCAGGAATGGGTGCAGGACAATATGGTTACATAGTGGGTTTCAACGCAGGTAATAAAAATGCCAAAGTGGCCAGACCTAGTTTTACACCTCTTGTGATCACAGCTGCCACAGCTGCCACAGATGAGTTCACTTGTGCAGATACCAGCACACTGGAAGTGGGCATGCCTATCTTGTTCAGCGGCACAGCATTTGGTGGAGTGACCACCACAGCCACCAACCCTACCACGTATTTTATCGACACAATTGCATCAAATGGTATTGAGTTCACAATTTCTACATCAGTGGGTGGTGCAACATATGATATCCCCTTCGATGGTGCCGGCACTATGGAGTTGCACAAAGCTGGATTCGATCATGTGGTCAACACAATTTGCACCAACACCACCACGTCAACCGACGTGATCACTTGTGCGTCCACAACAGCACTGACTGCTGGCACAGGAGTTCAGTTCGATGGAGCAGTTTTTGGCGGAATAAATCGATACACTCAATACTATGTGTTGGCAGGAGCCACTGCAACCACATTCAAAGTATCATTAACAGTGGGCGGCACTGCTGTGACTCTCAGCACGGCGTCGGGCACCATGACAGTAAGATCAGTGGAACCCATATTGGATCAGACCACACAGTATGAATATTCACCACGTTTAATAGTGAGTGCTCCTCCATCTGGCGTAAGAGCAATTTGTAGAGCAGTGGTGACCACTAATAAAATATCTTCCATAAGGATCTTAGAGCCAGGGTCTGGATATGTGAGCGCGCCAACCATCACCATAGTTGATCCCAGCAACACAGTGGAAGCTCCATATCAAACATACATTGGAAACGGAGCACTTGGTCAGCCAACATTCACCAATAGGGGAACTAACTTTTCAGCTGCCATAAGCACTGTGTCGGAAATTGGAGTATCTCGAGTGGTGTCCAACATCACAAATGCATCGCCACCAGTGATCACAACCACAGTGGCGCATACATACACAAATGGTAAAAAAGTCACATTCACAGATGTGTTAGGCATGTTCGAAATCAACAACGGTATTTTCTACTACGTGAAATATGCGACTCCTACCACTTTTGAATTGTATGTGGACTCAGGATTAACAATACCTGTTGACACCACCAATTTCACTCCGTACCTTTCAGCAGGCAACGTGACGGAATTTGGAGGATTTAGAGATAGTCTACAGAGTGGAAAATTTATACAAGTGGAAGGTCTTTCTGCCATACCTCAGGCTGGATCCAACGTGGAGTTTGCATCCATACCTGGAGAATATTTTAGATTGGTAAGCGTGCAGGATCTTTTAGGCACCGCATATCCTTACACTGCTCTGTTGCAGATCAGTCCTGCGCTCACAATTAGCCAGGCACCGCCACATGGCGATGCTGTGTCAATCAAAATTAGATATTCGCAGATTAGATTAACAGGTCACGATTTCTTAGACATAGGCACAGGTAATTTTACTACCACAAACTATCCAGGCTTGCCTTTAAACCCTCCTGACTCAGACAATGAAACTGTGGAATCAGGTGGTGGACGTGTGTTCTACACCAGCACAGATCAAGACGGTAACTTTAGAGTGGGCAGTCTGTTCTCAGTGGAGCAGAGCACAGGAGTGGCCACGCTGAATGCGGATGCATTCAACATATCAGGTCTGCAGGAACTTTCACTGGGAGAACTGACATTGGGTGGCAGCACTGCTTCTATCAGTGAATTCAGCACAGATGGCACCATGGCAGGCAACAGCGATCAAATTGTGCCCACACAGAGAGCCATTAGAACCTACATAGCCAGTCAAATTGGTGGTGGAGCCAGCAGTTTGAACGTGAACCAAATCACTGCGGGTTTGATCACAATATTCAGTAATGTCATTGAGACCACCACAGGTGTGGCTATCAACATGAAGGCCCCTGTGAACTTCACTGGTGGAATAAAAGGATCACCTTTGGCTTTAGGATTTTACTTTAGAGGATAACCATGTATTATGATAAAAACAAAACACAGTCTAATAATTTTATGCCAACCAGTACACATGACGATTGCACCAAGAAAAGCATAAATACAAACAAAAAACAAGCATTATAAAGGAAAGAAAAACAATATGGCAACAGGAAGATTAGGAACAGCAAACCTTGCAGCAAATGCATTAACCAGCTTGTACATAGTGCCTAGCAACACTTTTACAGTGCTGACTTTGAGTATGTGCAACAGAAGTGCGGCAATCATAACAGCCAGAGTAGCAATAGCAACCAGTTCTACACCCCAAGATGCAGAATATATTGAATATGACATACAGATTCCTGCAAATGGAGTTTTGGAACGCACTGGGATAGTGATGAAAGCAAACGAAATTTTGGTAGTAAGATCATCAGCAGTGGATGTCTCTGCGGTGTGTTATGGTATTGAAACAAACGTGGCTTAACAGAAAGATTGCAAAATGGGACGACATACATCTGTAGGAATATCACAATCAAGTGTATCGCCAAATCAAGCCTCAGGCTCAACGGCCCAAAGACCTATTTTCACCGCAGCACAAAAAGGTGTACAATATTTCAACACTGATGTGAACCAACTGGAAATTTGGAACGGATCTTATTGGTTTGTGGTGGGAGAATTTCCCAACGTCGCCATCAGCACCAGTCAGACCTTAGGAAGCAATCATTCCTATTGGGTGGACACCACCGGTGGTTCTGTCACGCTGAATCTTCCATCCACTGCGCGTCAAGGTGATTATATAAAAATTACAGACAGTCATGGAACATTCAACACAAACAATTGCACCATAAACAACAACGGCAATCCAATTATGAGAGCCAATGATACTATGGTTATAAGCACGCAGGGTGCCTCGATCACTTTAGTATTTTTTGATTCTACACGAGGATGGTTGCTAGAAGCAATCTAGAACAAAACCTATGCCTTTCAATTATCAAAGTCTTAAACAACTAACGTCAGCAGCCATCGTCGACGGTTCTATTCAGACAGCAGATATTGCAAATACCACAATCACAGGCTCACAGATAGTTAATGCAACAATCACTGCCACAAATTTAGCAGTTGGTGCTGTGGATCTAAACACAAATGTTGTGTCAGGAGCACTGCCAGTGGCTCAAGGTGGTATTGGATTGACCACACTTACAGGTGCCAATCAAGCAATTCGTAGCAATGGATCCACTCTAAGTTTTGGACAGCATGGTATTCAAGGATTAAGTGTGTTCACTAGCGATAGCACGTGGACCAAACCAGCCGGCGTGAGATATATTCGTGTGCAATTGCAGGCGGGTGCTGGTGGAGGATCAGGTCATGGCGAAGGTGGTGGAGCAGGTGGATATGCCGAGAGATTTTTAGATGTGACTTCAATCAGCTCAGTGGCGGTGACCATAGGTGGCGGTGGCAGTGGCACATATTATAACAATGCAGGTAATAACGGAGGAGCCAGCTCATTTGGCCCATATCTGTCGGCCAGTGCTGGTCATGGAGCCAACAGACAGAATAATCATTCAGGTGGAATAAGTGGAGTGGGATCCGGTGGCAATTTAAACCTACACATGGGCGGCGGTCTAAGTCATCATGCCTACAGCGCACAGAGCTGTGCGGACACATATTTCGGCGGTGGAGCAGTTAGCAGCCACCCACAAGGCGGACATTTTGCACACAATCATCAAGGCCACTCAGCACCAGGCACGGGTGGAGCAGGCGCACATTTTCATGGACACAGGGGTTCGGATGGTCGTCCTGGCATTGTCATTGTGACTAACTATTATTAAAGGTAAACTATGCCATTCAATTATCAAACACTTAAAAACTTAGTTTCTTCGTCGTTTGTAAGCGGTACCATCACAGGTGATGACATAGGAAACACTCAAATCACTGAAGGCAAGATTGCCAACACCACAATAACTGCAACAAAACTCGCAGCTGGTTCAGTAAATTTAGCATCAACAACAGTTACAGGCAGTGCTTCAGTTGCTTCAGGTGGCACTGGACAGACCGGCGTGGGCAGTGCATATCAAATTTTAGCAACCAATGCTACCAACACTGGTTTGACGTTTGCCCCATCTGGCATATACAGAATGCAGGTGTTCACTAGCAATGGCACGTGGACCAAGGCAACTGGCGTGAGATACATACACGTACAGGTGCAAGCAGGTGGCGGTGGAGCCAGCGGTCATGGAGAATCAGGCGCCGGAGGCGGGTACTCCGAACGAGTGTTGGATGTGACTGCAATCAGCTCAGTGAGCGTGACTGTGGGTGGTGGTGGTGGTGGCACATATTATAACAATGCAGGTGGTGATGGAGCTGCCAGCTCATTTGGTCCATATCTGTCGGCCAGTGCTGGTCATGGAGCCAACAGACACAATAATCACAATGGCGGACTCAGTGGAGTGGGATCCGGTGGCAATTTAAATCTACACTCTGGATCAGGTGGTGGACATGAACAACGTTCTTCAGGCATGGGCGGAAGCACATTCTTTGGTGGACCTGCTCCATCAGGACATCCACAGGGTGGCCATTTCAGCCACGTCCATCAAGGTCATGCTGCCCCAGGCACAGGTGGAACCAGTGGATATTTTTCAGGACACAGGGGTTCTGACGGTCGTCCTGGCATTATAGTAGTAACAGAATATTATTAAAGGTAAACTATGCCATTCAATTATCAAACACTAAAAAAAATCAACAGTGATTCAATCAGCAATCTTGCTTTGGTGGCTGCAAACTTTGCCAACACCACTATTCCCAGTGCCAAAATTGCCACGGGTGGCATCACATCTGGAAAATTAGCTGTTGGTGCAGTTGATTATGCATCCAACGTTGTGACTGGCAGCGTGTCAGTCAGCAAAGGCGGAACTGGATTATCATCGGTAGGTGCTGCAAACACACTGTTGAGAACCAATGCTGCTGCCAATGCATATGAATATGCAGCACAGGGATTTTCAAGCATGCAGGTGTTCACTAGCAATGGCACGTGGAACAGACCAGCAGGCGTGAGATTTATTAAAGTAAAACTTCAGGCCGGAGGTGGTGGAGCCAGCGGTCATGGAGAGTCAGGTGCTGCAGGCGGGTACTCTGAACGAGTGTTGGATGTGACTGCAATCAGCTCAGTGGCGGTGACCATAGGTGGCGGTGGTGGTGGCACATATTATAACAATGCAGGTGGTGATGGAGGAGCCAGTTCATTTGGTCCATATCTGTCGGCCAGTGCTGGTCATGGAGCCAACAGACAGAATAATCATTCAGGTGGAATAAGTGGAGTGGGATCCGGTGGCAATTTAAATCTACATCAAGGCGGTGGTGGATCGCATCATCACTCATTTGGACCAGGAGGAACCAGTCACTTTGGTGGACCTGCTCCATCAGGACATCCACAGGGTGGACATTTCAGTCACAATCACCAGGCACACAGCGCCCCGGGCTCAGGTGGCACGGGTGGATATTTTCATGGACACAGGGGATCTGACGGGAAATCAGGCATCGTGGTTATAGAGGAGTTTAAATAAATACTCATGCACAGTCTTTTTGTAAGGTTTAAACATGGTAAAAATATAAATAGTATACAGAGGAGTTAACATATGAAAAAAGCATTGGTGAGTTATCAAGGATTCGTGAGTCAGATAGTAGATCCGGGTGAAGATTTTGAAATTTATGAAGGTCCTGATGCCGCTATGGCATGGGTCGATGCTCCTGATAACATTCAAGTAGAATGGACTCTTGAATGGAGCCCCACACAGCAAAGAATGATATGGGTTGAACGTGAAGGTGCATTTAGCAGTAATGAAGTTGCAAGAAAAGTTGCCTACGGAGAGATTGGGGCACAATTAGGACAAATTTTTGACGATATCAAAGAACATGGGGCACTTACACCAGACGGCGCTTGGTATCAACATGTGCAAAATGTAAAAAATCTGATTGACAGACCAGTTTATGAACCACCAGTCACCATAGAAGAACAAATGGCACGTGCAGCTACCGAAGAACCATCTGTGAATAAAATTCATCAACCCAGCACAATGGAGATGCAATCATGGAAGAGATATCCAGGCTGGAAAGGCTATAACCAAAATTAAAAATTGTGTTTGTTTTTCAAAATCAGAATCGTTTCTAAACACTCAAAAATTTAAACACCATAAATATCTAGCAAATATAAAAATATCATGCATATTAAAACAGTAACTATTATTGGGGGCGGAAGTTCAGGATGGATGACAGCAGCAGCTTTGTCAAAATTATGTCCTCATTTGGAAGTAACATTAGTTGAATCCTCAAAAATTGCAACCATTGGTGTTGGAGAAAGCACTCTAGGACACATTAATAAATTTTTTGCATTATTAGAATTGAAAGATGAAGATTGGATGGCAGCATGCAACGCTACCTATAAGAACAGTATTAGGTTCACAAATTTTAAAAACAATGATGGCACACATTTTGAGTATCCTTTCCAGTCTGGACTTGATTATACTGACAAGCCATCTGGCTCGCAGGCCTGGTCTGAACTAGCCACTTTATATCCAGAAGAATTTCCTTCTAATACGTTTGCTGAATTTTATTGCACAGGTAATACATTTTTAGCAAAATATAATAAACAAACACGTGATGAAAAAAAAATATTGCGGAACTATGATTTTGCCTGGGACACTGCTTATCACTTGGATGCAGCATTATTGGGTCAATATCTTAAAAACAAAATCGCCCTGCCCAACGGTGTCAAACATGTGCAGGGTGAAGTACATTCATTTAAAAAAGATAGTCTAGGTAACATCACAGATATTCTTTTGGACGGAGGCACAGTGCTTCGTTCAGATTTATGGATTGACTGCACTGGATTCCAATCACTGTTACTTGAACAATGGATGGGGTCAGAATTTCGATCGTTTGACAAATATCTAGCCAATGACAGTGCCTTGGCATGTAGAATTCCCTACGAAGATCGCGAAAAAGAAATGCACAATGTGACTGACTGTCATGCATTAGGCAATGGATGGGTATGGAATATTCCTTTGTGGAATCGTATAGGCACTGGCTATGTTTATAGTTCAAGATTTACCTCTAAAGAAGAAGCCAAACGTGAATTTCGAAATCATCTGGCAACCACAGGTTCCAAAGAACGTGCCGAAAATGCAGAAATGATGGAAGTAAAAATTAGACATGGTCGCAGACGTCGTGCGTGGTTGGGCAATGTGGTTGGGGTTGGTCTCAGTTATGGTTTTGTAGAACCTTTGGAGTCAACAGGATTATTAACCACTCATGAAAATATAATCAAATTGGTAGATGCATTGAACCGAAGAGATGGATATCTAACTCGCACTGAACGTGAAGGATTCAATCTTGCCGTTGAAAGTGAAGTATTAAGATTTCGTGATTTTGTTTCTCAACACTATGCATTCTCAAATAGAACAGACACTCCATATTGGAGATGGTGTACCCAACTCAATGAATATTGCCCTGATCAGATGGGGGACTTTATTTTGCAACAAGGCCAATATCCTGGGTTAATGGGACATATTGTTGGAGCACAAAAATATCCTGAAGATTACGTAGGCAACATGTACATCGCTGCCGGCATGGGAGTGAAATCAATCTCTACAAAAAACCTAATCTATTATGGTGGCGCTCGCTTAGAAAAAATGCTTAAACAGGAACAAATTGGATACACAAAGCGAAGATATGAAGAGTATAGAGATTTTGTATTAGAACATGTAAAAAAATTACCAAGTCACTATGAGTTCTTAAAAAAAGAAATATATGGCGGCAAAGATGACCACACTTTGTAAAAAATTATTTGGTTTTTTCCGCAATAAAAAAAAATTTATACGATTTTATTCAGTAGACAGAGGTACACCAACTTTGTTTCCAATAATTAAGTCAACCAATCTACCTAGAAATTATATAAATCAAAAACTACCCGTTGATACACTGGCGTCAAAAAATTGTCCAGGAGTAAAGAAAATTGTATCAGCTGGTTGGATAGTACCCGCACCTGCTGATTTTATGATACAAACCAATGGTGACGGGGTAACTTTTGAATATGCAGAAACATACAGATTTAGCAAGGTGACTGCTGGCATGGATGCATACGTCACCAGTCATACTCGTGCTCAAACTGAACCTCTGCTTGATGATCCAAATACCACTTTAAAAACCGTAGTAAAAATCGAGACGCCGTGGAGGATAGAAACTGATGAAGATACTTTATTGTTATTCATGCCTGTGACTTATAACAATGAAAATAGATTCAGTGCAGCTATAGGTATATTTGATCCCAAATATGGCCATGTGCTCAATATTCAACTATTTTGGAAAGTGTTAGATGGAAAAACTATTGTCAAAGCTGGCACTCCACTGTGCCAAATTGTGCCTATTTCTAGGAAAGATTTCAACACATCTGCATATGATGTCACTATTGATGTGGCCACAGCAATAGATGAAGTGAAAGAAAAGGAATTCAATTATGCTTCTAATTGTTCTTTTATGGCAACCGATTCTTTAGGATCAAGAATAAATCGAGTGATCTCAATACTTAATAAATATAAAACAAAAGGATAATTTATGAACTATAAAGAGCAGCTTCAAGCTACCATTCATTCGCTTACCCAGAAGAAAGACGAAATTTCACTGGAATTAGCCAAAATTGAAGAAGAGTTTGCAAATGTTAAATTAAATCCATACGGCATCACTTCTATAGATTTTGCTAAAAGACAGGAAATGAGTACTGACGTTTTAAAAATGGAAGGTACTCTTATGGGACTAACACTAGCATTAGAAACCTATGATGAATCCAATCCAACCACAGACGTCAAGTGATGGTGGATTATTTTTATTTCCTTCCATCGTATGGAAGTTTAAATATGAATTTGACACCAAAACATTACAGCCAAAAATTGATGAACTTTTTAGTTTAGTAAAAGAAAATTCTAAATTAGAGTACGGAGAAGCTCTTTCAACAGTTTCTACACCAATAGAAATGCAACCTCATGCCTGGTCAGAATTATCTCATTTTCAAAATTGGTTAGGCAGTACACTTGAACACATAAAAGATCAATATCATTTTACTGGTCGTCACTCCACAGTGACCAACAGTTGGTTCAATAAACATAATCGTGGGGGACACACAATAGAGCATGTACATTCAAATGTGACGTTTGTTGTCACATCATACATTGCACTTCCTCCCAATTCTGGATACATTGAGTTTATAGATCCTTTAGAATATCATAAGACTGCTTGGTCCATACATCCTGAAGAAAGTATGCATAGAGCAGTGCCTTGTGAAACAAATGATGTGTTAATATTTCCTGGATGGTTAAAGCATCGAGTACAACCCAATCACACCGATATGGATCGCATTGTGATGACATTCAATATAAAATGAAAAATTTTAAATTTTGTTATCCTGATGCTGATAGGTTTAATAAAGTTATTAAACTTAAAACTCTTAATGAATGGAAAACCGAGTATGTGGAATTAGATCGTGAGATAGGATACTGGACAGCAGAGCATCCGTTTGTTGATGACAGCATGTTTGAAATATTTAAAAATTTAATTGCGTCTTTTCCTGTTCAAAAAGATAATAATCATCCTGACAATTTTGATCCTAACCCGTTTGATACAATTCATGTACCTGAATGGGTTTCGCAGGACATATGTTTTCTACTTAAAGAATTTTATCTAAAAAATATAAGTACCAACATATATGATCCGCAAATACACGAGTGGGGCAATTTATATTTTAAAGAACGTTCACAACCAATTAAGTGTTGGAGAATACCTCATATCGATTATGACCATGGGATAGTAGCAAATCTTTGGTTTACCTCACACCCGTTGACAGAAAGCGGAACTCGTTTGTATAGATATCACGGAACGTTACCGAATGGAATTTATGATTTTCAAGTAGATCAAAAACATCCAATGTTTAATGAATGGCGTGAACTTGCAGAAGGTAGTAAGATCAGATCGCCAGCATGGTTTAATATGCCCGAAAGTGATCTAGCACGTTGGGGGTTTGAGTATGTAGGCTCAGCACCTAATAATGCCGGATCTATCACCATGTATAAAGCTAATGTGTGCCATACTCCTCATTTAACAGAGGCTGTAGATTTTAGGTGGAGTCATGCGTTTGCATTTAGTCATATACTTCCTCCGCCAAGAACGTTAGGAGCGCTGTTTTAAAATGAATTTTGACAACTTTTTTCCAACCCCAATATGGTGGGAACAAACAGAAATTGATACTAGTCCCTTGGTACAATTGTGTCTCAGTATGAAAGAAAAAGATCCTAAAGGTCGAAAATTAAGCAATGAGGGCGGCTGGCAAAGCTATGATTTTCGTCCAGGAGTACATATAGAAATGAAACCTTTAGAAGACAAAATACAAACCCAGGCTGAACAGTGTGTGAGAGACTACGGCTATGACGAAGAGCAATGCCAGGTGGTTATTGAAAATTTTTGGTTTAACATAAATTCTAAGAACACAAGTAATATGGTACATATTCACGATAATTCTTTTTTATCAGGAGCATTTTATATCAAAGCCACTCCCAATCAAGGAAATATCACGTTTTATAAAAATCATGCTCTGGATTACATTGTAAGTTCACAGGCGCCAATCAAACAGTACACTCCAATTAGTGCAAGTGCAATTTCTTATCAACCAATGACTGGCAAATTATTAATGTTTCCTGGAATGTTGCCTCATGGAGTGGGTTATAATTCTACAAGTGAAGACAGGTTATCAGTGGCATTCAACGTAAAACTAATTAGGACAGATCATGGACATTATTGGCCAAAGACTTATTAACGAAACTAATCTTTTTTTTGATGACAAGGCTCATCATTTTAAAAATTTTTTACCTAATGTTGAGGAAATATTGACATGGAACGATGTTGAACGTTGTGTAAACAATCCTGCACTGTATAACTTTGAAATGATAGGCAAAGATAATGTTAAAATAGAAATACCAATGCACAAAAAATCTTGGGTGTTTTCTAAACTTGTGCAGGATAAATCATTTATAGTAGATCATATTAATAAAGGTAATGGCTTTGTGATTATGGACTATGGTTTTTACAGTGATAAGACTAACAAATTATTAAACATATTTGAAAATATATATAACATAAATGCAGCCATACATGTGTATGGTGGACTAGCAGATTCAACGTCATTTCGCATACATGAAGATTATCCATCAAATTTTATTATTCAAGCTGATGGCAAAACACGTTGGAAAGTATTTAAGAATCGTATTTCTTCAATGTATAGAACAGGCACAATGAATCACAAATTATCTGACAAAGATCTTGAAATAGCGATTGATGTAATTCTAGAGCCAGGAGACGCTTTATACATACCATCACGAGCATACCATGTTGCAGAACCTATGGGGCAAAGATTAAGTATGAGTGTTCCTTGCTGGACTAGATTACCAACAGATGATCCAAATGAAATAAATGATCGCAATTATTACAAAATAAATTATGGCAATATATAAACCAGTAGAATACAAAAATATAGTGGATTATTCATATCAAAAACAAATCTATCAATATCTAACCGATATTAAATTTGATTGGCATTTTATGGAAGACACCACAACAGAATTTGTGAATACGCCGCAGTATTCCACACCTTCGTTTGGTAATTTGATATATTATTCACAAAATGAAAATAATCCGCATTTTGATTTTTTTAAGCCTCTTGTAGAATCAATAGAAAAGATTGGAAAATTTAAAATTACTAATCTATTGAGAGTTCGAGCAGGATTTTTACTGAACACAAAATATGCTTTACCTAGTTTACCCTACAAATACAATCAACCGCATGTGGACTATGACTTGGATCATTTTACTGCAGTGTATTATGTTAATGAAGCAGATGGTGACACTGTAGTTTTTAATGAAATTCAAGCATCAGATAAGTATTATCCTTTGCATCGCTCTACTCCAGCTGCCGGAAAAGTATTAATATTCAATGGGCGACATTATCATTCTAGTACCTGTCCTAAGATACACACTAAAAGGATTGCAATCACAATTAATTTTACTGCTGAAATAAATGGATAACTTGTTTTTAAATAAATTTATAAAGGATAAAAATCAAAGCAGTGCTGATTTTATAAGGATTAATGATCTTAAGAACCGATTCTTATATCCTTATATACCAACTATAGTGGTAGATAATTTTTATGAAGATCCTTTGCTTTGGAGAGAGTTTGCATTAGATTTAAAATATTTCAAAGGCAACAGAGGAAACTGGCCAGGTTTAAGAACGGATTTATTACATAACGTAAATTATGACATTTTTCAAATAGTTTTGAAAAAGATATTATTTGTTTTGAAAGATTATGGTATTACAAAAGTATCAGAATTTCAAACCGGATTTCAAATAATTGACGAAACATATGGCCGAGGTTGGGTACATGATGATGATCCAACTTTTCAATGTGCAGGTATAATATATCTCAGTGAAAATGCACCTTTAGATTCTGGAACAACAATATATGAAGATTCAGTTGATTTTAATGGTGAACGATATGCGAAACTATTTGAAACTGATGTTAACAATGCGTCACAAGAGGATCGAGAAATGTATGCAAAATATAGAGACGAGCAAATATCTCATTTTAAAAAAACCACTGTGGTTGAACATGTGTTCAACAGAATGGTGTTATTTGATTCTCGATGTTGGCACAGTGCAGATAAATTCTTTGGTACCACTAAAGAAAATTCTAGATTAACACAAGTATTTTTTATAAAACCATGAGAATTTTAAAGCAACCAATAAAGGTCATAGATAATTTTTTTGAAGCGCCTGACGTGTGGCGTCATTATGCTTTAAAACAGGATTTTTCTAGTGATGCTAATTCAACATGGCCTGGAGTACGAACATCCACTTTAGATGTGTTGAGTGCGACCGTGTTTAATTCTTTTGCGTCTTCTATAATGAAACACTTGCATGGAAAACAATTTTTTTCTCTATTAAAAGTAAATTTTGCATTGGTTGACGCCAGCTATGGCATCGGATGGATGCATCAGGATGAACCTAATTATAATGTAGCTGGAGTTGTATTTTTAAACAAAGATGCGCCATCAAACAGTGGTATTTCTTTTTACACAAAAGTTACAGATAGCAATACCAACTTTAATTCTTTCTTTTTTGAAGAATTAAAGACCAAACCCGAAAGTCGTAATTTTAAAAAATTTAAAGAAGAACAACGCAGTCTTTTCAAAAGAAATATGACAGTTGAAAATGTTTTTAACAGATGCGTACTGTTTCCTCCTGATAATTTTCATGCTGTAGACGGATATTTCGGCACCAGCAAAGAAGATTCAAGATTAACCATTACATTTTTTGGAGTCGCACAATGACAAAGATGTTTGGTGCTTTTTCCAATTATGGATTTGTAAGAGATGTGATACCTTCCACTCTTTTTGAAAATTTGAAAACAGAAGTGGCACAGTTAGACCTTACAGACACATTAATAAATTACAATAAAAATTTAGCAGGGAATATTGAAAAAGAATATCGATTATCCATTCACAGGCAAGAGCTTGAAAGTTATGTGTTGGATTTATGTAAACAATATGAAAATTATTATGGTACAACTAATACCAGTAAAGATATCACCTCAAACAATCTAGAGATGTATGTGTATTGGGCTAATTTACAAAAAAAATATGAGTTCAACCCCATGCACACACATGATGGGGCCTACAGTTTTGTTATATGGTTGAAAATTCCTTATGTTATGACGGACGAATTCACAAGACCTGCTGTAAAACAAACCAATATGCCAAGAGCAGGTATGTTCAGTTTTATATATACTAATGTATTTGGGGAGATTCGCGAAGCAGAATTCCCTGTAGATAAATCATATGAAGGCACTATATTTGTGTTTCCATCTGCTTTAAGCCATCAGGTTTATCCATTTTATACATCTGATGAATATAGAATATCTATCTCAGGCAACATAAGGAAGAAACAATGCAAGACATAATTGTAGTAGATAATGTAATTCCTGTAGATTATCAAAATCACCTAGCAACAGTGATGACTAGTTTTGATTTTCCTTGGGTATTCAATAATTATATGGTATCGGGAGATGCTGACTTTAAAGACAGCCCAAATAATCATCCGGGATTTAATCACTTTTTCTATGAAAAGCGCACACCTGTGAGTAATTTCTTTCAATTAATATATCCGCTAGTACTAAGTATTACTAGTCAAACTGGCGTATCATTTAATCAATTGATTAGAATGCGAGCAAATTTAACATTATGCAATCCTGGTTCAACACAGGATCATCATATGCCGCACATTGATAGTTTCTATCCACACTGGAATGCAATATATTATGTTAACGATAGTGACGGTGATACTGTTATTTTTAATGAAACTAACGAAACATACGACAGTGGGCAAGAAGATATTTTAAAAATTAAGGAAGGAGCATTTACAATTAAACAACGAATAACTCCTAAACAAGGTAGGCTAGTAGCTTTTCCTGGCAAATATTATCATAGTTCTAGCCCAATGAGATTTCACAGATATCGATGTGTTATTAATATGAATTTAGGTAAGGTCCTATGAGTGAAATTAAATTAAATTATCAAGTACCCACAGGATATAATTTTGATAAAGGTCAAGACTATACACTGCATCAATGTGACTATATTGCAGATAACTTACCTGACATATTTGAAGACTTGCGTGTGGCTCATAACAACTTTAAACAACTTTTTCCAAATGAAGATTCGACGTGGTCATACAGCAAGTACAATATATTTGCGCTAACTGCTCCTTCGACCAACTTCTATAAAATTTATGTAGAACTGAGAAATGTTATTAGAACTCAGCTAGGCACGGACAAACCGCTGTGGCTAGAAGCCTGGATAAATTATCATAAACACGACGAAGTGCTAGATTGGCATCATCATGATTTTGATTATCATGGATATATTTCTATTGATCCAAAACAGAGTAATACTGTGTTTGAAAACTATTCTATAAAAAATAAACCCGGTCAAATTTATTTTGGTCCCGGACATCGGTTACACAAAGTAGAAGTATTAGAGCCGTTTGAAGGTGTAAGAACAACTATAGGATTCGACGTGCATACAATACCAGACAGTTCGCTAATAAGAAACTATGTTGAACGCCCGTTTGTTAATATGAGTTTGATACCTTTACTATGAAAAAAGATTATTATATTATTAAAAATGCAATCAGCAAAGAACTGGCTGAATTTATTGCATTAGAATTTGACATGATGGAAACAACCTGTCGACATCTCTATCCCAATGCAAATCTAGCGGATCTTAGTGAAAATACATTTGCAAGATATAGTCCATTAATGATGGAGGCATTGTCAGTATTTTTGCAACCAAAAATTGAAAAAACAGTTGGTATAAAATTGTTTCCAACATACTCATATGCTAGAACGTACTATAAAAATTCTCAGTTGAAAAAACACATTGATCGTGCAAGCTCGGAAGTCACAGTCAGCGTGTGCTTGCAACAAAATTCTAATTGGCCGCTGTACTTAAAAAATACAGAAGGACACATACACGCCATTAATTTAGAAGTTGGAGATGCGGGTATTTATAGTGGACGTACCCATGAGCACTGGAGAGAACCGTTGCATGAAGAAAAGCAGATACAAGCATTTTTACAATATGTAAATGCTGAAGGTGACGATGCCTGGCTTAAATGGGACACCAGACCTTGTTTGGGATTGCCTTTTGAATATGCCACTGACCACGTCAAATCAGAAATCAGCCACATCAAAATGATGCATGATCTAGTGAATTCTGTAAAAAAAAATTAAGCTGGTCTTGAATTCACAAACACAGCGCCTTGAGGCACAGCATTTTCTTCCACTTTTAACGGTCCTGCCACTTGATATCTAGGGCCATCAACAGCGTTGAAAATAACACTTGCTTCATTTTTTGTGTTTGCATAGCAAAACTTAGTCACAACATGTAATGCTGATGTGTTCGGATTATCTCCGTCTCTCAAAACTATTTTATATATATTCATTGCAAGTCTCCTTGTACACGTATTTATGCTGTTTTTTCCAGCCATTCATCTATGGTCCAGAATGGTCTAGTAAGCATCATGTATTTTTCCTTATTGATATTTAGTATTTTTTCCCCTAAAGGAAGAATTTTTTTGTGTATTTTAGCCAATCCACTGTGATCAAAAACTCCCAAACCTTGTAAAACCATGCTCCAAGCTCCTGCTGAGAAGGTTATTCCAATGGGCTCAGCTCCTGCTTTGTGGTAGTATTCGTTCCATAACAACAATTTTTCATTTAATCCTTGGGGTATGCGCCATTTATCGTTTGCGTGACTTTGCCAAAATTCTGTGTCTCTGCGCTTGCCTCTGTAATGCAAGGCAAGAAAATCCTTGATGTCTTCGGCAATAAACCAGATTCTATCATTGTAACGATCCACAATTTTATCTTCAAACACGTTCTCGTGAGGACTCCAATAATCCTGTAATCCAAATAAACTTTCAACAATAATAGCAACTCCGTTGGCTTCTAAGGGTTCATAAAATCCACCGCTGAGCCCAACAGCTATCACATTTTTTTTCCAAGCCTTTCGCATCATTCCAGGAGTAAATTGAAAATTTGCAACTGGTGTAATTTTCTTATTGAATCGACTTTCAGCTTCAGCTATAGCCTCATCTAGATTGATATGGTCAGGATCATATAGATAACCATTTCCAGATCTGTTTCGTATATTGATATTCCAAGACCATCCATATTTCATTGCAGTTGCATTTGTGGTGACGCATGGACAGGTTTTGTCCCACCAGGCAACCACAGCTCTCGCTGGAAAAATGTTAGTGGCATCAATTATTGTTTCTTGCATCACTTGTCCTAACAGTAGTCTTGACAGTCCCGAGCAATCAAAGAACCAGTTTCCTTGCACAATTTGTCCATTTGCTAAAATAATACTAGTAATTTTACCAGAAGCATCTTGTGTTGCAGACTGAAACTCACCTTCCAACAGTTCAATTCCACGACTTACCCCTACCTTTTTCAAATATGCAGCAGCAGCTCTACTTTCAAAATGCCACATAGGTATGCAAGGAATATCACATTCGGCACCAAACGGCACTTTGTTGGCCTCGATAAAATAATTAGCAAAGTATGCTTCTGCCACTGGTATGTTGTTGCCTAAAATTGTGCGCATGTATCGATCTTTATTGCTTTCGGCAGATAGTATATTAATAAGATTACCAAGATATAATTCTTCTTTATTTTCTTTTAGAAAATCAGTCCAGCCTTCCAAATATGGGGCATAGTCTGTTTGCAGAGCATGAATAAATTGCGTGCCTATTCCGTTCCAGTCAGTAAATCTGCCACCCAACTTAGGAGTTGCATTTACCTTACGCATGAAATGATTCACATCTATTTTTAAATGCTTCAACAACACTGTGAACGTAGTGTTGCCACTTTCTCCAGCAATGATTGGAGGTTTTTTAGGATTTTCAATCACTGTGACATTTGTCTGAGGCCAGTTTCGCTGCACAAACAATGCTGTGAGCCAACCAGCTGTGCCACCTCCTAAAATAACAACTTTAGAATTTATATTCATGAGAGACTGCTCTTTGTTTGATTATTTCTAACGCTTCCCTATGTGTATAAAATTTCCCAGCTAGATCAGCTGCCTTAGTCAATGTCAATATGTTTTTGGTTTCCACTGAGTGTGCTGCCATATGTGCTTCAAATTTCTTTTTTATTTTATTATTATCAAACATGCCTAGACCATGCATCACTTGTCCAAAATTCAGATAGGAAAACAATGCCATTGGTTCATTAAATAAATTTTTATTTGGATATCCTTTTTTAAAATATTCTAAATATTTTGCATTAAATGCTGTTGGAACTATTGCGTTTTTGCACCATTGCCAAAATTCACTATCATTGCGTTTTGTAAAATAATGCAATTGAATAAAATCAACAATATTCTCCGAAATACTTTTCATTTGTTTGTTATATCGTTCAGCTGTTAATTCTTCTCCTTTTTCGTAAAAAAATAAATCCGGACATAAAATCATCACTTGCTGAATTGTTGTTCCAATACTGCTTGCCTCCAAAGGTTCTACAAATATCCCGCTCAGACCAATCATAACGCAATTTTTGATCCAGTAATTTTCTACATAGCCTGCTGTAAATTTAATTTTTTTGCCAATACTGAGTGAGTTCATAATGCCTAAATTATTTTTATAATGTTGGGACACTTCATCATAGGCTTGCGTGTCGTTCATAAATGAATCACAAAATACGTATCCGTTACCATAACGATCTTGAGTTGGAATGCGCCAGACCCACCCACTGCTGAGTGCAGTTGCTTCTGTGTATGAAGGTATGGACTCGGTGTAGTCCGTTGGGAACGCAATGGCACTATTCATAGGCAATTGTTGCGAACAATCTATCCACTTTGCTTTTAATTTACTGCCAATAACTCTTTGAAAACCACTGCAGTCAATATAAAATTCATATGTGTGTTTGATATCGGTCACATCTAATAATTCTTTCACATACCCTTGATGATCCAGTATGACTTCTTTTATTTCTGTATCTATCACTGTAATTTTCCTTGCTTTACAAATTTTGTGTAGGTAAGTGTTAAGTTTATTTGTATCAAAATGATATTGAGCCAGTATGTCATGCACAGGTTCTTGATGCATGCTGTCTGCAGCTTTTTCCCACATGGTATCTAATGGATTCCAATCTTCTCCAATCATTTGCAACCAGATGAAAGGCAATCCGTGGACTCTTGACGTTGCTCCGTATTGATCACTCAAACTGTGAAAATAACTTTTGCCGTCACCATTCCAATCAGTAAATTTAATACCAATCTTAAACGTTGCTCCAGTTTCTTTCACCAAAGAAAATATATCAATATCAGCATGATTCATAAATCTACGCCAGTGCTCAGTTGATCCCTCACCAACACCGATAATGCCAATCTTTGAACTTTCAATTATGGTAATTTTAAGTTCAGGCCATGCTTTGCGCAAAATTAATGCGGCAATTAAACCGCTAGTGCCACCTCCAAGAATGCAAACTGAATTGATCATAGTGTGTACACTATTCCTTTTGATTGTTGTTTAACAAGCTCAATGGCATTCTTATGTTTAATCCATCCGTCTTTAGTCACACTATGCATTTGCTTGTAATTGCTCTCGCACCATTCTCTATATTGTGACCCGTATCGTAAATTGTATAACTCTTTAATTTTATCAGTATCAAACATTCTTAATCCGTGCATAACCTGTGCCCAGTTCAAGCAATCGTAAATTCTAAACAGAGACATCATGCCGTCTTCTGGCAACACTATTTGATTGATAAAGTTTGTTTTAAAGTTTTCTATGTTTGCTTGATTGAAATCAGTCTTCTTTATATCATGCTTGCACCAGCGCCAAAATTTGGTATCTTCTCGCTGTGTAAAATAATGAAGTTGAATAAAATCTAACACGTTAAACATCATATCGTCAAATACTCTGTTGTACTCGTCAACAGTTGACGTATCATTTCGGTCCCAGTTCCATAACCCTGAAACTAATAATCTAGATTGTTGGATCACTGTTGATATACTACTGGCTTCCAGTGGTTCAACAAAGTTACTGCTAAGGCCGATGCTTACACAGTTTTTGATCCATGCCTTGCTTATTTTACCTGATGTAAAGCTGATTTTTCTACCAATGTTAATTGTTTTTTTAAAATGTTTTTGTATCTCTTCGATCGCCTGATTTTCACTCACAAATTGATCACTGAACACATAACCGTTGCCAAATCTTCCTTGCACAGGACTACGCCAGTGCCAACCACTATCCATAGCCTTTGCTAGAGTGTACAGCGGGATATCATCTTGATCGGGAGTTTGAAATGCCACAGCACTATTCATCGGCAAGTGTGCAGACCAGTCAACCCATTTGGCACCCAACTTAGACGAGATAACACGCTTGAACCCACTACTGTCAATAAAGAAGTCTGCGGCGTAATATTGATTGTTAGAGTCAACAATTGCCTGCACAAACCCAGTGTTATCTATTACACAGTCTACGACTTCTGCTTCGACAATTTTTATGCCTCTTACAGTACATAGTTTTTCTAAGTATGCATTTAGTTTTTCACTATCAAAGTGAAACTGATAATAATCAGTCAACGGTTCAGCAACCATGTTATCTTCAAGAGGCAGTTTCCAGTGCATGTCTTCGGCTTTTATACCGTCACCGATCAGTCTCATAATAGTATGAGGCGCACCAGTAAATTGATCAAACCAAACATATCCTTCGGGCAAACTGTGGAAATAGCTGGTGCCATCGCCGTGCCAGTTTTCAAACTTAATACCAATTTTGATAGTTGCACCGCAGTGCTCGAGTAATTCTGTAAACCCAATCCCAACAGCACTAGCAAATCGTGTCCAGTGTTCAGTTGACCCTTCGCCAACACCAATAGTTCCAATTTTACTGGACTTAACCAAGGTGATATCTAAGTCTGTAATAGATGCTTTAAGATATAATGCGTTCATTAAACCAGCATTGCCGCCACCTAACACACAAATTGAGTTTATCATAAGTCAGTTCGGATTGTAGTTATACAACACGCAAATATATATATATGCTGTTTTACACAAATTATTAGCAGAACTGAAAGCATTATGTCCGAAAAACAATTATGGCCTTTATTTTCGAAACCAGTTTTTAAAACACACGTGGACGTTTCCAAAGTGGATCTATCCAACATCAAGTGGATAAAAAATTATGAAAATTGGATAAGTGCATCTCAACATGTGCTGGATGATCCTGCACTTACTGAATTTTCTAAACAAATTTCCGAAAACATTGCAGAATATTTTTATGGTATCCTAGGCGCCAGTCAAATGGTAAAAATGTATGTGACAGAAAGCTGGTTTAATAAAACTGAGCAAGGACAGAGTCATCATAGACACTGGCATCCCAATAGCATTTTATCCAGTGTGGTCTATTTGGACAGTGAGGGTGATAGTGGTCGAATAAAATTCATTACAAGCCAATATGACACCATAGAATATAATATCGTTGAAAACAACATTTATAATTCACGCAGTTGGTCTGTGCTGCCCGAAGTGGGCACCATGCTAATATTTCCAAGCAATGTAGAACATCTAGTAGAAACCTACAACGGCAATAGACCTAGATTAAGTTTGTCATTCAACACATTTGTTAAAGGAGACATAAATGTGGATTCTCTTACCAGACTTAAAATTTAAATTTTATTCTTAGGATATTTTTTTCTAAAATAATCAAATAATTTAGAAATTATTTTGATCTTGTTCATTACGCTATCAGTTTTTGGGAATCTACTGTGATTGGAAAATGCATATGCATCTTCGATTTCTTGATCCACTGCAGTGGCCGTATCAACAATAAAATCAATATTTTTACTTTCCAAGAATGAGCGATTGATCGGCACAAACTGCGCCAAAGGAGTACCTGCTTTGACCAGTGTTTCCCCTGCAACAATGTGCCAATACAGTTGAATACTAACAGCGTGCATATATCTGGGATCCACTATGCCTGTTGCTGCACTGAATCTTTCTTCATTATTATATGTGACTGGAATTTGAAGCAATACTATGTCGTCGCTAGCTTTAATACGCCAAGGAGTTTCTACTTTGACTGCGCTATGATGATATTGTTTGTCACTGTGTGCATTCGCTTTAGGAATAATAGGTTCTGTCTGAGCAGGACTGTGCCAACTGACATAATAATCAGTGTTGCTGAATGTGTATTTGTCGCTGTGTCTCTTAAAAAGAAAAGGAGTTTCCCATGAGATATCAGCGGGCGTTGAGCCTGTCTTAATAATGAAATCAGCAGGCGCACATATCACATAACCTGTTTTTGTGATCTGCTTGATCGCTGGGCAGTTTAACACAGTCTGTTTGCCTTGTTCAGGACGATTACGATCTGTGCCTGCGAGATTATTCCAATCTCGTTCCACTAATTTTGTTTGTATTACAGGATAAATTGTGGCAACGTTTTTATCCAATGAATAAAATCTAATCCAACTTTGATTTTTTTTAAAAAAATTAAACATTATTTGCAACTTGTATGGTAAATTAACAGTTGAATTATATTAGGTATTAAGAACATACTGTATTTAGTTGCACAAATTTCATGTAAAAAAATCGTGATTTATCACAAATTATCACTGCGTGAATCACATATTTTGACATAAAAAGTTGTTATTGCTAGAATATAAACAGCAAAAAACAAATGCAGTGGTAAATTTTTTGTAAGGTAAATACATGTATGTTTAATGTAAACAACTTATTTGGTAAAGGAGTCAAAAACACTCTTCAGTTAAAAAATGGATTAAATTTTTCTGTAGGTGGTCCTTTTACAACGGTGCAGACCAACACTGTTATAGATAGATGGCAATTTACATCAATTTCAGCTGCTGAATATACCATATTAGTGGATTACAACACCACCAACAAAGAACTCATAAGATGCCTATTAGTGGGAGGTCCAGATTTGGCCACAGTGACCATATATGCTCGTGGTAATCTCGGCAATGAACTGATTGACCTCACAGCTTCTGTGAATGATTCTTACGTGGAAATATCTGCCACAGCAGCCACGGGAAGTAGTGGGCTTGTGTACTATGGTTCCAAGGTCACTTTTCAAGCCACCTACTTTGAAACTCTAAATCCGCTCTCACGCTAAATTGCACAACAACCTGCGCTAAATACTATAAATTTTACACGTATTGCTATATTATGCCAGTAACATATAATACATTTAAATCTGAGGCTGGATTCGACGGTATTGCCGGAGGCGTGCAAGCCGGAGTTGGAGGCAAAATTGCCTATTATCCAGCTAACGGCACAGAGGTCGATGATCTTACAGCACTGACTTGGACTCCGGGCACAAACACACTTGCGATCTCTGGCACATTAACAGCATCACAATTTATAGGTCCAGGCATAGGAGCAGTGCTGGGTGATACTCCACCACTTCAACCCTATGCACAATCAGGCACCATATGGTTTAACACCAGTTCAGGCAAATTATACATCTATTATGACGATGGCACCAGCCAACAATGGGTGCAGCCCATGACTCCTAGTTATGGAGGAGGAGGAGGTGGAGGTGGCACAGTGGGCAATGGCGTTGCGGGAAGATTGGCGTATTATTCATCCAGTGGCAGCACAATAGATGATTTGTCTAATTTATCTTTTGCTTCCAATACATTAAGTGTCACAGGCAGTATCAATGTTTCAGCACAAAAAAATTATGTAAGATTTCATTGGGATTCTCTAAATGATCTCAACAACGAAGCCAATCCTACCACATGGCATGGAATGATAGCGCATGTGCATTCCACCGGTCGAGTGTATTTTGCGCATGCAGGTGCTTGGACTGCGTTAGCCAATCTATCAGATCTAGGCAGTGGGGTGTCTGGCATCCTAGCTGGTGACAACATCACCATTAGCAATAACAACGGAGTTGTGACCATTAATGCAGTGACAGGTGGCGGAGGTGGTGGAATTTCTTTAGAGGATGCTCAAGATGGAGCTGCTACTTTGTTTGCCAACGGTGCACATAACGGGATAACTTTTGTTTATAATGATGCCAACAATGCAATCAATGCCACTGTGAATGATGTAGCTTTGGGTTCTAGCACCAGTGGTAATTACGTGGCCAATGTTGCCACCGGCAATGGACTGACTGGAGGAGGAGTTGGATCCGAAGGAGCCAATTTAACTCTTGCCGTAGACACCACAGTGGTGACTACTTTGACAGGTTCACAAACATTAACCAACAAAACTATAAATGGCACATTAAACACCATTACTAACATAGGCAATGCAGCTCTCACCAACAGTGCGATCACCATAAATGGCACTTCGGTTGCTTTGGGAGGCACTATCACAGTGACAGGATCAGGCGCAACAACTTTGGATTCTTTGACGGATGTGGTCATCACCAGTGCATCCAGTGGACAGGTTTTAAAATATAATGGAACAAATTGGATCAATGACACTGATGCCACAGGAGGTGGAGGAGCCAACACATTCAGTTCTTTCGCAGTAGCAGGTCAGTCCACAGTGGTTGCTGAAAACAGCACAGACACCCTCACACTGGCAGCTGGCTCTGGCATACAGATCACCACTGATTCTGGCCTTGATGTAATTACTATTACAAACAATGCATCTATTTTTAATACCATAGCAGTGGCAGGACAGAGTGATGTGGTAGCAGACACCAGTTCAGACACGTTGACATTGGCTGCTGGTTCGGGCATCTCCATCACCACCAACAACACCACAGACACAATTACCCTCACAGCTTCCCTTGCGTTTACGGGTTTAACAGATTCTGCCAGTCTCACAATAGATAAAATATACATGCCTGCAATCACCATGCTCACAGTGACTGCCAACGGCTCTTCAAGTTACAGTTTTGATCAGTACACAGGCACCAACCCCACTATATATGCACTGAATGGAGCTACAATTGCATTTAATCTGACAGTCGGTGGAAGCCATCCGTTTTTAATACAAACCTCAGGTGGGGCAAATTATAACACCGGACTTGTGCATGTGAGCACCACTGGCACTGTGACCACTGGCTCTAGTGCACAGGGACAAACGTCAGGCACATTGTACTGGAAGATACCCAACAGTATTAATGGCAACTACAGATATATCTGCTCAAATCACGGTGTTATGACTGGCACCATTACAATCAAGGACTTTGTCAGCATATAAACGCTAAATATGGTATATAGAATAAAATTATGGCAATAAACTTTCCTAATAATCCACTTGTAAATGACAGTCATACCGAAGGCAGCAGCACCTGGATATGGAACGGTATCACATGGGAGGTGCAGAATGTGGTGTCACCAAGTTTTGTAAACGTCACAGCATCAGGCACAATCACTGGCAACTTGAGTGGCAATGTCACTGGCAATGTCACTGGCAATGTCACTGGTAATTTGACAGGTAATGTCACTGGCAATATGGTGGGTAATGTGACCGGCAATTTAACAGGTAATTTAATTGGAAGTGCTGCCAGTGCTGCACAGTTGACCAACAGTAGAAATATCAACGGAGTACCTTTCAACGGCACAATTAATATCACTGTGCCAGCAGCAGCAGGCACTCTCGTTGGTACAGTGCTAAATGCTTCAGTCATTACTTCCAGTCTTACTAGCGTGGGCACACTGAATAATTTGACCGTGGCTAACAATGTGACTATAAATGCAACACCACAATTACCAACTCATGCAACCAACAAACGTTACACTGATTCGCGAGCTATTGCTTTTTCAGTGGCATTAAGTTAAAACAATGGCAAAAAAACAAATAAGCAATTATAAATTTTTTCCAGGAGTTGTACCACCAGCGTACAATCAATATCCAAATGCTGTGTCTCTATTAACACAAAATAAAGATTTTATCATAGAGGAAACCAATCAATACATTAAAAATCAAGTGGCTGCCAATGTGGCCAATTCAGGAAGTATCTGGTATAATTTTGCGTATGGGGCTGGAGTGGAGAGCACTACAAGAACACGCATAGAAAATATTCTGGATGGTTACATCCATGATTTAACTTATGGCGGAAATTCTTCAACCTATGCAAATGCATCTAGATATTACACTTTAAATGTATTGCAAATAGCATCGGCTGCAGTGGAAGCCAACATACAAACCACGATAAAAGATCAGATCGATGATTACATATTCGATAATACATTAGATGTGACAGTGCTCAATCTAGTGGATGAAGATCAGGTGATAGGAGCTTCTGCTGCAGAGGCTGGAGTGTATGCTGTGTTTGAAGATTTAGCTGACATAGTGATCGATGTGCTAGACATTGGCCTGTCATCTCTGCCTGCTCCTGTTGCACCAAACACTCAAAACGGAGGACTGTTGCCAAATGCAGTTTTTCTATTAGAAGCCAACAAAAGATTTATTCAAGAAGAAACCATTGCCTATATTCAGGACAACATAGATAGCAATAATTCCCCTTATGTCTTCTATGTTTTTGATGCAGAAGAATACAGGAGTGATGTCAGCGCCATATTAGAAAGTTATATCAGCGATTTGAAAAAAGGTGGTAATAGACAGACTTATTTCAATGCAGAATCATATTGGGAAAACGCTGGCACAGAGTTACCCAGCAATAGGCAACCAGAAATATTTGCATACACTTTTGTAAAGAATTTAATACAAAACTTTATTTGGGCCAATGTGGCTTACACTGCCAAACAAATTTTAGTCAGTCAAGTGATTAATTTTTCTTATACAGCCGAGGTAATAGCTCCAATCAGACTGAAAGAATTGAGCGATATCACGATAAACGTCATTGAATTTGGCGTTTCTAGATTACCAACCAAGATTTCCAATCGTGGCTTTGTCAAACTGCCTGGTTTCATACAACTTCAAAATCTTTTGCTTGTGACCAACAGCACACGCAATACTATTATGTATAACTTTGCTGATAACAGTCTAGCAGCTGAAGTCACATTTGGCAATTCTTATGATTCTAATTTTGCTGGCGCTCTATATGGTGTAGAAAAAATTACCACTATCACTTTTGACATAGACACCAGCAACATGATGGTCACTGACGACATACAGATATTTGTGGAAGGCCCAGAACAGATAGTGCGTTTAAATTCTATTGGCACTGATGCTATGGAACGACAAAAAGTTGGCATTCCACAAAGCATGTTAGATGCTGATTTTGAATATGGATTACAACCTACCAAATGGCAGGCCATTGGACTGATGCGTAACTATCCAAGTTTTTATGAAATTCCTGGCAGTGATGTGCCTGTAAGTAGCGTCGTCACTGATGCCAGTTCGGCCACAGGTGATGTGGGTGCCAGTCTAATCACAATCACTACCACTGCAGCGCATGGATTAAATCAATATGATCCTATCACTATCAAAGCTCTCAGCAATAGTGTGCAAGGATTCAGTAGAGCTGAAGGAAGTTTTTTAGTAAATTCTGTGCCCAGCACCACACAGATAACCTATTATGCCAAATCTAAAGTAGGAACCACCAACGGCGAAGTATTAGCCAGCACATACACTCAATTGAGAAAAGCAGGATTCTACACAGGAGCCAATGTAGGCACACCCACATTTTCTGTGACCAGCACAGGCACTACAGGAGTCATTACCACCAGTTTGATCACTCCCAGTGGTTCCACTTATATTGGTTTCAGTGCAGGCGCTGTGGGTATTGGAGCTCCTCTCACAGGCACAGGAGTCAATACCGGCACACAAATCACAGCAGTCACAGGGTCAGGTGGCACAGCAGCATCCACCACACTGGGAGCCAATGCAATCATAGGTGACACCACCATAACTGTCACTAGCAACACAGGTATTGGACCTGGATTGGTATTCAACAGAGGTGATGGTGTAGCAGTTGCAGTGACTGATGTCACAGGAAACACAGTCACTCTGAGCGGTGCTTTGACAGTGAATATTTTGGGCACTAATTTAACCTATACTGGTCTGACACAGAGTGCTACTTCAGGCACAGGATCGGGTGCTCAATTCAACATATCAAGGAATCCTGGCTACAGTGTGACCGTGACTAATCCTGGATCAGGCTATGTGGCAACTGACACTGTCACTATTGCAGGTACAAATTTAGATGGCACTGCTCCCACCAATAATGCCACCATCACTGTGGTGTCTGCATCTGCTGTGAATACAGTGAGCACTCTTACTGCTATTTCACAAGCAGGCACAGGATATTCTAATGCCAATGGTGTGCCTACCACTACCGTTGGCACTGGCACTGGACTCACTGTGGATATAACCACCACAACAGGGGGGGTCACAGGCGTGACCATAGCGAGTGCTGGCTCTGGTTATCAACCTGCGGATCTTATCAGCATAGGTCTGACTGGACGTGTAAACATTACCCAAAACTTAGTGCCAGGTTCAGGTTACACCACAGCCAATGGATTGTCCACCACTGGTGATACCGGTACTGTGGGTACTGGACTCACTGTGGACATAGTGGCCAGCAACGGATTAGTAGGCAGTATCACATTGACTGCTGCAGGCACCGGATATACCACCAGTACTTTTGCTACCACCTATGGTGGAGCTGGCACTGGCTGCACAGTGAACGTGGCACAGACAGGTGGCGTTGTGGACACTGTCTCTATTAATGCACGTGGCACGGGATACAGTGTCAGTGATGTATTGACAATATCAGGTGGCAACAACGACGCCACAATCACAGTGGCCACAGTTATAAATGGTGGAATCACTTCCGTCACAGTTGCCACACCAGGATCGGGATATGTGCTTGGTGACACCATCACTGTGGTACAAGGAGGTTCAAATGGTCAGGGAACATTTGATGTTGGCACTCCACACACACAGGCACAAGTGAGCGTGGACACAATCACCGCTGGAGGACTCATACAATCTGCCACAGTCGCAGGCACTGCAGTCACAGCTCCCACACAGAATTTTATCAGTGCTGTCACGCTGAGTGAACCTACCACTGCACAAATAGCAAGTGGCAACACAGGCATCATATTTTCAGCTATCAGCACAATTCAGATCACATTTGCCACAGCACATGGATTTATTCCAGGCAACACCATCACCACACAGATTACCAGTGTGGGCAATAACGCACAGTTGGCAGCTGGATCGTTTTTCATAGAAACAGTGCCGACGTCTCAATCTTTGACTTATACTGCTCGAGCAGCTGGCGCCATAGACAACACATTGATAGGATTGGTTTATGGCAGACCCGACTCATTTTTTGTGCACAGACCCTTTGATGGTGGTGTGCAATTGGGCACAGCTGGTCCAGCACATGGTTCCACAGCCATACGTATGAGCAAAAAATACATAAGATATCAATCAGGCAAGGGAGTGATGTACAACACAGGGGCACTGTTTGCTCCAAGTTATGATCTGCGTCAAATCACTGCCTCCGGCACAGCAGTGGGCAGCGTTATCACCATAATCACAGATGACACTGATCATGGATGTCAGGTGGGAGCAGTGATCAATATTTCAGGTGTGACCACTTCTGGTTACAATGGCAACTACACAGTGGCCACTGTGACAAATGAAAGACAATTGACATTTGTGGCAACACAAACTTTAGGCAGTGCCACTCCAATATTAGGCAGTCCCTGTCTAATGAGTGTTAAAAATTGGCATGGCGCCACAGTACGAGCAGGAATCTATGATGATCAAAACGGTATGTTTTTTCAATATGATGGAATGAAATTGTCCGTGGTGAGAAGAAGCAGCACCTTCCAGATTGCAGGCACTATCAGCATCAATGCCAACAGCAACGCAATCACAGGCACAAACACAAGATTTACAGAACAACTGATAGCGGGCGATAGAATCGTGATACGTGGAATGACACACGTGGTCAGTCTGATCAGTAACAACACAACCATGTTCGTGACTCCAGATTTTAGGGGAGTAAACAATGTCAGCAATGTGAAGATAACAAAAACCACAGACCTCATAGTGCCGCAACAAAATTGGAATCTAGATACCATGGACGGAAATGGACCCAGTGGTTACAATATAGATATAGTAAAGATGCAGATGATCGGCATACAGCACACTTGGTATGGTGCAGGATTTATTGATTTCATGCTGCGAGGGCCTGATGGCAACTATGTGTTTGTGCACAGATTCCGCAACAGCAATGTGAACTTTGAAGCATACATGCGTACTGGTAACCAACCAGTGAGATATGAAGTTATTAACGAAGGGTTCAAAGGTCGATTATCATCAGCCATGAATTCCAGTCAAACCACTGTGCCCATGAGTGCCGATGATTGTTTTTGGTTTCCCAACTCTGGCACTGTGTACATAGATAATGAATTGATAAATTTTACTGGCAACAGTGGAACAGCTTTGGTTGGCTGCACCAGAGCAGCATCATTGACACAATTTGTGGCAGGATCATCTAGAACTTTCAGTGCAGGCCCAGCTGCCAGTCACACCATACGCACTGGAGTGATATTAGTCTCTAACACAGTGACTCCGATCATCAGCCATTGGGGGTCAGCATTTATGATAGATGGTCAGTTTGATGAAGATCGTGGTTATTTGTTCAACTATGCAGCCACAGGTGTGCCGGTCTCTCTGGATCGAACCACTGCATTTTTGATACGTTTAGCCCCGTCAGTCAGCAATGCGTTGATAGGAGATTTGGGTGAACGAGAACTTTTAAATCGTGCTCAGTTGCTGTTGAGCAACTTATCTATCTCCAGCGATCCAGTAGCGGGTGATGGAGCTTTGGTGATAGAAGGCGTGTTGAATCCTATCAATTATCCCACAAATCCTTCGCTGATCACATGGACCAGTTTGCTTTCCCAAGCAGCTGGAGGACAGCCCAGTTTCGCGCAGATAGCATCTGGAGGATCTGTGACCTGGAGTGGCGGCGTTTCCACTACCACTTCAACAGTGCAAGGAGCCTTCAGCAGAACACTCACAGCGAATGGCATAGATGCAGTTACCAATAGTCTCTCTGCAAGAAGTTTTTCTGCTGTGTCAACAAACATCACAGCTGTCAGCATTGGAGCTACATTGACTGCCATAAGTTTCACTCTGGCTATCACAGCACTGGGATTCAACAACAATGAACCTTACGGCTCAGGTCTTAATATCTATACCAGAGCCATGAGCACCTCTAGAAGCGATTTTTTAATCACCAATACAGCTTATAATGCTTTGGGATTTCCCATTCAAGCAGGTGATACACTTACAAGTGCGAATCTTACAGGTGGTCGCACTGTGGTTTCAGTGACACCTAGTTATTTGGGCGGCATCTACACCAGGATTGTGATGAACACCGTCGCCAGTTCTAACAGTTTTACAGGCTCTGGAAATAACGTGGCCGTCAGTGTGGGAGTGAGAGCCACCAGCACATCAAGAACTGACTTTTACGTCACAAATGCGGCATACAGTGCACTGCTGATTCCCATTCAAGTGGGAGATACTCTCACTTCAGCCAACCTGTCAGGTGATCGCACCATCAGCAGTATCACCACAAGTTGGTCAAGCACCTCATTCACCAGAATCGTGATGAGCTCAGCAGCTTCCACAAACAGCACTGCGGCCGGTGGCAATGACGTATCAATAGGCGTTGGCGGCACTTATGGCCGAGCACTGAGCACCAGTCGAACCGATTTTTTGATCACACAGTCTTCATATGCTGCATTGACCACAACACTCGGTGA